CCCGGCCTCATACGTTGTGTGGGGCTGAGCGAAATATGAAAAAGGAGGTGGTTATCATGGCCCGTACGTGAGCTGGTAGCTAAGCGAAAGGGGCTAAGTTATAATACTAATTAATTATAATCCTACGTTCCGGTGTCGCGAAGCCGGTAAGAGTTGGGTAATTTCCCGATAAAACGGTGTGTCGGGTTACCATGCCAAGCCTGACAGTCCACGTGAGACTATACCACGAATCCAATAATAACGGTCGGTGTAAAGCCTCCCAGCTATTACGCCGACCATGGGAGGAAAGATGTTTATTATTATATTGTTTTTACCTGCATATCTATTGTCAGGATATGGTGTCTTTAGAGGATTAATTGATAAAAATATATATTCAATAGCTTCCTGGGGTTGTTTGATGATAGTGATATCTATTTCTGTGATAGGAATAGAAATATGCAATTCAATAAACAACATAAAGAACAACAAATTAAGGAGTGACAGCCATGACAACGATTGAGAAAATTACTACCGTAGATTTTTTGAAAGAAATCTACAAAAAAATCAAACCGTCAAACACCAAAGGGATAACTATATCTCATCCCTTGTTTGTGTTTGATAAGCCGGAAAAGGAAAGTCACCTTGCTAAACTCATCGTAAAACTTGAAGAGGAGATATTCTTTGATGAAAACGGAGAATAACGCCGAGACAATAACCTGCATAATGTATATCCATGACGAACCGTTTTTATGTTTTCCGGAATCGAAGGAAGTTTATAATGAAATGATATATTATAAACTTCCTTATCAGAAAAGGGCAAGATTCAGATTGTCTGAAATACCAAATCTTAAATTCAGGTTTTTAGAAATTAGAGAAACGCTATACAACGGCTTCTTTAAAATAAATTGTGAAATGGAGTGACCACATGAAGAAATGTATTTTTTTATATTCCCGAATATACACAATATTAAAAAACACAAAACGTAAAAAAGACAGGATTAAAAATAAAAGACTATTTACATGCAAAAACTTTATGGTAACAAACCTGAACGGGCACAAGCCTTTTAAAAATAGGTTTCTACATTGCTTTTTATGTCCGTTCAAAGAAAAGGAGTAACCCATGAACCCATCAGATCAAGAATATAAAGATATAATGAATCAAACAGACTACGAAATCACCGAGGAAGATATAAACAGTCTTGTTGAAGTCGTGACAAATGATATTGAAGATTTACCGGAATTGGTATGGTCAGATAAAACACAACCGCGGTGTAAAGTCTGTGATAATGAATTCGCCGATCTGGATCCGAAAACAAAAACGGTCCTGTTATTAAATTACGACGATAAAGATAACGCTCCGGTATATGGTGAATTCTATATTTGCCGGGGATGCATTTATCGGATATCAGCAACGATTGATGTTATGTTACAAGATTAAGCCGCAAGATATACATTACTGTACCATGAGTCAAGATACGGAACTCCTATACCTTTTCCCCATTCGATTAGATCCTCTACGAATTTATCGCGGCTCATAATCTTTTGAGTTATATAGCATAAGCAATTCGGATGAGGAAAATCAGGAACACTCCCTTCCTGGTACGGTGAATCCACCGCAAGATCCGGACAAGTACAATTTTCATGAGATACACCTCCGGTGAGGTTCCATATATATTCCAATATCGCCGGATTTAGTTTCCCTTGTAATTTTGCGGCATCTTGCAGGGAAATATACAATTCCGATCTTGCTAACCTCATAGCCCTCCAATCTATATTTTTAGGGATGCGTTTCCTGAATTTGCCGGATCCACTGACAAGATCCCCATATCGTTTCATCAATCCCGACTTACCCTTGTTAGCATATACTGACAAGTCTTTTGCTATATCTAAGACATCCCGCCCCTGGGCCAACCCGGATAAAACAATATCCTTGACATTATTCTCCCAATATTTTGATAATCCTGGAAGGTAGGGTTGCTGGTCGGTCCCTGGATATCCCCATATTTTATCAGAAAAATTATAGCCGTCCGCCCATATCCTGTTATATGTTAGTTCTATAAGATCAATATTAATTTGTGTGTACAATCCTTCGATAATATCAAACTTGATTTTTTCTATATCAGCGGCCCTTAATGCATCAGAAATATATTTTATATGCGGTTTACTTGTTGCGTCTATCGATTTATTTATTGTGTCAATTATTGATGTCTCGACCTGAGCGGCCATACGCGCACCTGTATCCCTTAATGATTTTTCAAGGGCTTTTAGAGAATCGGCGGTTAATGATTTTCCACTACTTTTTATTTTAAGTGTTTCTATTTTTTTTGCTACTTCATCTGCAGCTTTTATATAAATATGTGCTACTTCACGCCGGATTTTACGTGTTATCCTGGATATAGATTCCTGGGATTCCTTTTGTGCTTTGTAAAACTCGGCTTGTGTCAATTATGGTTCACCTCAAATGTAATATTTAATATTTTGTTATTCAATTTATCGGGATAAAATAAAGTTAACATCCCATATGAATAATAAACCGGTGCATTGAATAAATAGAGGTCTTTACCAACTTTTAAGATATATCTCATAGACTCCCCTGGAAAATTAAATCTTGCATTTCATCTTGTGGAAATAAATTGTTTTGTGAAATATGGTTTTTAAACCGGTCCTCTTGAGCTTGCCAATAGTCCGGGTCATTTTCACAACCAACAAAATCAAACCCCATATCATGACAAGCTATACGGGATGAACCGGACCCGACATGTGAGTCAAATATTTTCCATCCGGGTTGAGCATAATTTTTGAGAATCCATTTATATAGGGCTATAGGTTTTTGTGTTTTGTGTATTGGCTTATCTTTTTCTTTCCATAATCTTGCATACCCTATCCAGGCTTGTTTGTATATTCTTGCAGTCTTTTTGAAATTAGTCCATGCCATTTCAAAGTCATGTCTTTTCCCTGGCATTGGATTTATTTTATCCCACACAATGGGTGAATGACACGCCCCCAAATAATCTAAAAAATAATTGCCTCCCCATATAATTTGATATTTTGATACTCTAAATAATTCGTCAAAATATTCTTTAGGTGGTATTTCATCATCCCAAGTTTCATTGACAGCTTTTATTCTTTCACCTTTCATTTCAGATTCATTAATATTTTTTCCATACGGAGGATCTACCGGTGCCAAATCAAAAAACTTATCCGGTACCGTCGACATATACTCCATATTGTCGACACAGTACACCTCATTTTTAATACTCAATTTTCACTCCTCTTGTCTGTATTTTCATCGTCCTGGTTATCCGCATTCCCTGTACCGTCGTTCTTCATGTCATAATACGCCTGATCAAGGTAAGATGACAACTCTCCGTCGGCTTTTATAGCCGCTTCAAAATCTTCGTAAGATATCTCCACCTTATCCTTTAGCAATTCCTTAAGTATATTATATGCCGTGCGCCGTGAAACCGCCTTGCTATTCAATAACTGCATTATAGCATCTGAATAATTCTTAAATATTACACTTCGTTCCGTTTCGGTTAACGAGTCAATATCATTCCACGGTATATTTATTTTTTCAGGCGGTGTCATGTTATACGCTAATCCGATTAATCCCAATGTCACGGTTATAAGTTCATGATATGGGTTATAATATTGAGCCTGTAATTTCCCGATATAAGCTATGAATGAACTTTTTTGAGTTTCCGGGGAGGAAGCATTCCCAACCATCTGCAATCCCCATAGCATTTCAGGAACTCCGGTTGTCTGACAGATTCCCCAGTAGTCAATATTTAATATCTTTTCAAAATTTTCTATAACGTGTTGGGGGACGATAATGTCTGTTTTCTCCGTACCTGATTTATTTATTATAAAATCCTTATTTTCAATTGAAACTTGGTATAAATCATCATAACCATTGTTAGATAGCCATGTATCAACATCCGCGACCTCTTGTACGAGCTTTGCTTTCATGTTCAAACAATTTTCATGAGCTACCTTATTAACCTGCGCATATGCCTTAATCAAGGGTATGATTTTCTCAATTTCGGAATGGCCTTCAAAATCACCTTCTATTTTCCGGTTGCAAAACAATACCGGCAATATCCCGGTAGGATTTTTACGTATAACACTTTTAGAAATTCCTTGAGGAATTATCCCTGATCTTGTAACAATTATTTTACTTTTCGTATAGGTCGTTTTTTCTTTAAAATTATATAACGTCTTATCGTCCATAGTATAAAATTGATAATAAACCGTCGTTACAAATCCGGAATATTGTTTCGTCGATGGATCTATTAAGACATCGGATATATCTTTTGATTTGATGAACCTCCATTTTACTCGCCCGGTCGACGCTTCAAACCACGGGAAAACAGCCAGGGTTCCTATGAGATTTGCAAGCAATTGAATATTTTGTTTTATAATTACAAATTTTTCGTTGTAGTATTCCAATTGCTCATCCCAGAATTCTTCCTGATTATCTTCAAATTCAAAATGAGGAAATCCCATAAAACTAAGAGGGATGTCAATAACCGGAGCACAAAGAAAAGCCCCAAGTTTATATCCGGGTTCAGTATTGTTGTATAGATTGATTAACAAATCATAATTGGCGGTTTCCGGAAATGTCAAGTCTACCCTGGCATTATCGGATCTTCCGACTGTCCCGCGGTTAACCGCGGATGAAGAAGAAAACAAACTTGAATATAAATTGCTTAATGAAGCCGCAACACCATTCCACCAATCAGAAAAACCCATATACTACCTCCCGAGACTTTAAATAGTGTTATTATAGTCTAAAAGTTCTTGTTTTGTCAAGTATTTTCTGTGTTTGTTTTTTATCTTACAAATTCTATGCTCTTCAACACTTCCGGGCGATTTTTTCCACCCGGGCATAAAAAAAATTATATCACATTTCAACATCCAGGAAATGCAATCATCAAGAATAGCTTCCCTGCCCTCAATTGTATTGTCGGCCCCCTCTAAATACATAAAATTAGTATGAGGACAAAAAACTGTATATCCCTTGCTTCTCAAATAAGCCGCCGCTTTCATAGCCTCCTGGATATTTTCTCTTATGGTTTTTTTGTTCCCCGAATAAGACCCTGCGACATAAGCAAATATTTTTTCTTTCGTTTTGTTCATATATCCAACCTCCCGGCATTATGCCTAATATTTTTCCTTACCTTCTCTCGCATCTTTTCCCGGTTTTCCGACGACACAATAAGACTATTCCCGGACACATAACATGCCAATACAACCGCATCGCCTTCATCGGGTGACCTACCATACAAATCCTTAAAGTCTTCTTTTTTCTGTATTTTTTTACGGATCTTCGTATCATATCCATATGTCCGGGCTGTGAGATCTTGCACCAAATCTGTTGAGTTCGAATCTCTGGGGATTTCAAGATATTGCATCATTTCGGCGGTTTCAAAATACATTTCAGTAGCTACATTCGCATACTCTTTGTCATCTTTCGCGGTTCCACCAAAGTTTATAGGGTTCACGTTTTTAAACCCCCATAATTTTAATTGATCTATCATACCACCTGCGCCTAACCCCCCATTGTCTATATTTATGATAGAGAATTTATTATCTGCCTTGGCCGCAACCTCTCTGGCTGTCACTATAGGAGCTTCGTGTTTTATCCTGAAAAGTTTTTTCATTTTATATCCCCTCCGCTCATAAGCAATAGAAAAATCATCGCCAAACCTTGCAACGTCTACACCTATTACCTGTTTCCCGGATGCCTTGACAATCCTATTCATAGCAAGATCAACAAGGTCACGTCTCATTATAGCTTTTTCAACCTGAGCTATGGGTTCATTCATATAGATATGTAAATATTTGTCATAATTATTTTTACGCATGATTTCCATTTCAAGGCGTAGTACATCAGGAAACCACGGATTGTCTATATAATTACATTCAATGAATAGGGTTGATGGATCATCTTTACACATGTTGTATTGTTTCATCACCGGGTCAACCTCAAAATATTTGTTCCATATCATCCAGATTTCGGAATCAGTTGCGCGAATGGTATGAATAGCCATATCCCAGGATACTTCCGGGACCGCTTCGCCTTCATCGACTATCAGATAGTTGAAATTAGAATATCCTTTGATGGATCGTGCAGCCCGTAAATCACGCAATCCTTTGAATTTAAAAATACTGCCGGTCTTTATATTAATAATTTTTTCATTTTGGATATCCCAATTCGGATATCCCATATACCGTATCATTTCGGCAATTTCCGAATGTAATGAGTCGGCTATAGAATCCAGGATTTCCCTTGCCCATAAAACCTTGATTCGTCTAATCGAAGCAATACGTATCATTATCCGCACAACAGATTGTGTTTTCCCGGACCCCCTCCCACCAGTTATAAATTTCTTACGGTAAGGTTCCCACAAGGGCATGAGCTTAGGCGGAATTTGATCAAGCTCTTGCTGTCTCAATAATTGCAAGAGCCTGATATTATCGTGTGTGTCTATATTTTTTTTATATACTGGTTTTATCAATATTTCATTCCAATATTTTAATTTATTCCATTCCTGTTTCTACAATTTATTTTTATTTCACAATTAAAGCACCCCGGTTGATTTATGCAAAATTCATTAAAAGAATCTCTAAATAATTTATCAAACATAAGCGCCCACACAATATGACTTTTTTTGCTGGGTAAATTATTATAATATATAATATAATTTAAAAAATCTTCTACAAAGTCTATGAATGTTTTAATTATTATTTGCATTATGTAAAGGATCCTTTTTTCTTAATTCCTGCAATAAAATCCCTGTTTTCAACTCTAAAAAAGATTTATCCCCACAATACGAATCATTAAGTTTTAAAATTTCCTCCCGTCGTTCAAATATTTTTTTCCCTTCAACCAACCTTTCCCAGGCTGTCAAGATTCCTGAGAAGGTGTCCCATGGTTCTTTCTCATCCCATAGAGACCACCCACACGAGCCATCATTTATCAAAATAACGCCTATCTTCTTCCGGGTTTCATCCCTGACATAAATCAACCGGTCAACCTCTGCCGGTAAGTTCTCAAACTCGTCTACAAAACATTTCGGTAATTTACTCATTTACTTGCTCCTTTTCTTATTTTCTAAATCTTTATATATTTGATTTTCTAAATTAGAAAGCTCAAATCTTGCCCTTGCAATCATTCCTAACCCCAAATTGGCGGACGATGATAATTTTACATCAAGATTATCATTCCCGTCTGTATGTGTTATTTTGATTACTAATTCAGACTTATTTTCCTTATTTTCTTTTAACATACTACAACTCCTTTAAAATTTTTTCATGGCTTTCTGGGGTTACCGAATACCATCTTACTTGATGAAGAGGTATATGCCTATTCCCACCAGAACGTAATATCATCCTAAATAGAGACATCCCGAATCTTACCTCTTCGCAATCAAATGATTCAAAATATCCGTCAAACCCTCTTACATTTACTCTTATCATTTCCTCAACTCCTTTTCTATCCTAAACTGTCTAATATAATTCACCAACGGCAACGCCGTAACCGGTGTACGATGTTTCAAGCTATATGCAAGATACACAATCTCGCCTAAAAATTCAACCAAAACTAAAACTTTTGTATTTGACTGGATTTTATAATCAATAATATCCCTGCTTTCAATCTTTTTAATTAAATTCTTTATATCCCGCCTATTACACAATAATCCATACCAATCCCATAACCTCTTTTTAAAATGAGCCTTTTTGAATCGTCTAACATCAATATAACGTTCATTCTTCATTTTTATTTTCCTGTGGGGGTGGCGGTGGGGCTATAGCTAAAACCTTATGACCTGATATATATTCTTGAATTTCAGCTATCCTTTCTGCATCGGTCATTTCGTATATAGGCTTTTTACCGGTGGCATCCTCGTTTAGATCGGTATCGTGAATCCTGAAAACTTTCTCGACAAACTCACGGGCTTTATCACGGTCACATAATTTTATCTTGATCTGTTTTCTCCCGAGTCTATCATAACTTGTTTCTATAGACTCAATACAGTATGCAAAATCATCCAGGGCTTTCAAGGTGGTAGCCCCTTCCGGTAGATTTAACTCACCATCAGGCGTTATAATATCACCGGGATTAAAACAAGTTCGGATCAACCATATTTTTGTCAACCGGTCTTTAACAGTCTCGCGTCTAACACCTGTCATGTACTCACCATATCGGATAAGCGCTTGACGGCCTTTTTGAGATTTCAAAAATCTGGAAGGATAGACGGCGGTTTTATATCCGCCGATGCCCGGGAAGATACGATAATCGTTATCTACATAATCAATTATTGTCTGCTGTTGTCGGTCGTTTAGCCCCTGGGTCCAGTAATCATCGAAAAGCATTTTTTATTTATCGTCCTCATTTGTTTTGTTTAGCTTATCCCCGCAAGCACTTAATCCCTTGCTATCCATCTGCTTTAGATATTTCATACATTTTTCATCATACAGCTTAGCATTGCAAACAAACCGAGCCGCACATTCTTTTCCAGTAGGGGTCAAACAATCAGCTTCCATATATATCCTCCTCGTCTTTATTTAATTCAGCCATTCCTTTTTCGGTAATTATTAATTCATCGTTTTTTAGTTTTAAATAAATGCCATATTCCATGATTTTATACATCGTTAATAATCCTAATAAATAACAAAATATTCCCGTTATTATTGTTATAATCATATTCTCATCTTCCTCGCTTTTTTAAACAGCTTATCGTCTATAATCGCGGCGCACTTAATTACCTGTGAAGCTAACCACTGCCTTCCCTCTGCAACCGAACTAACAACCGTCGAATCTTTCAAAGACGAAAAACAAAATATTTCGCCTTCCCGGACTTCAAACATTATCCCAAGAAAAATACCGAAGTATGTAATCTTTTTTGATTTACATATTTTCGACAGTGCTATCACTTCATCGGAATAAAATAATTCATACCCCCTGCGCTTCCGTTTAGGTTTATATTTTTGGCGCTGTTCAATTTCACACTCCTTACATTTCGGTCGATATCCACCCATACCGGATTTATAGAATTCATGAATGGGTTTTGTCTCGTTACACTTTGAACAGGTTTTTGTTTTTATTTCCATGGGCTATATGTCCCAATTACATGGAGAGTCCCACCATGATTTTTTACAAATTTCAGTAAAAACACAAATGATACCACATTGTGAACTCAAACAAATATCTTTAATTTTTTTAAGCATTTCTTTTGGGTCATCATCATTGGTTATTGTTTCTTGCGATTTATCTACGGGCTTTAATCCTATATTTTCCCTTAATTTTTCACCTGATTTTTTTCCTCTTTCTCCTGCCTTAGATAAACTATCCCAAACATCTTGACTCACCGGTGCGGCTTCATTAATAAACCCTGGGACTTCTTCCAGCCATTCGGGGAGCCATATATATTTTTCATCTTCAAAGAGTTTTTCACTATTTTTTTTAACATTAATTTTCTTACCACAATAGTCAAACATATCATCATGAAATCCCCAATTTTTACAATTAGAATCTACAAATCCATTATCCAACCTTTTATATCCATTAGCTTTAAGCCACTTGATTATCTCATTTTTCGATTTTACGTAAAGCCCTGGCTCTCGGGAGCCGGGCTTTACAACAGAAAAAACGGTTTTGTCTTTTCCCGATGCAATATCTATTCCCACAAATGTGGTTTGAAGCTTATTAACCAAATCGTCAAAATCTTTTTTTAATTCCATTATCTGTTTTTTTAAATCAACAATCTCGCAATG